TCAACCAGGTTTGAAATCAATTCTGGATAACCAGGAGCAGCAATTAAGTTAAACACACGTTGTTCTTCACGAATTTCTGTGTTGGCATCAATACCACTTGCTAGAGCACGTGTAACAATACGACGCTGTGCTTGACGTCCCATATATGGGCTACCGTCGTTCTTATTGCCAGATGCGGTTACCCACGCATTCTTTTCTGTTGGTAATGTTTCACCTGGATAATCAGTTGCATTAAAGTGATTTAACACAAACTGCTTAACATTGTAACCACTGCGACGAGTGTTAAACAACAACGTACCTGCTGGATAGTTAGCAGCTTCTGGAGCATCTAAATCTAAGTAGTTACTAGAGAGCAAGCTAGAAATTGTTGGAACGCTGTCAGTAATAGGATCAACTGTACCTGCTGTACCCCAGCGTGCATCTGCAAATACAACGCCATTCTCAGTTGTGCTATCCGTATTATCAATCGTTACCCATTGATCAACACCGTCAACTGCTTCCCAACGCTTAATCATTGGGTAGTTTTCTAAATCTGATGTATCAATCCATAAGTCGCCGTAAGCAAGTGCTGTAGCATCGCTTTGTGTAGTTGGTGCTGTAGCGCCAACTTGTGGGCCTGCAGGATCTGTATCAGTTAGGTCAAAACCGCGAACATCGTTGCTAACAGTTAGATAACCTTTCCAGTTACTACCATCATGAACCATAATGTCAACTTCATTAATTGTACTGTAATACCAATATGTACCGTCCGCTGGGTCTTGACCTGGTGCTGTACTATTAGCAGAGTAACCTGAACCGTCTGGATTCTCTAGTGGGATCCAGTTGCTTAGAATAACACCTTCTGCTGTACCATCAATTAAGCGAGCAGTTACACCGTCAACAGATGTAGCAAATCCAGCATCTGCAACAGGAGTACCTGATGTATCTTCTAAGTGAATAACACCACCTTGTGTATGAGTAATACGAATAGCACCTGTTGTTAGTACTTCTGCTGTAGTATTTGCAACACCTGCTGCTAGGAATGCTGCAACAAAATCTGCTGCGCCAGTGCCAGCTAATGTAGCTGTTAACGGAGCACTCATTGTAGCACTACCTTTACTGCTTGCGCTAATAGTAAATGTTTCCCCGCTAGTAAATGATGGAGTAGTTGTATTACCAACAATTGCGGTAGAACCACTTGCTTGACGCTGGAATAATTTTAATGTAGCAGTATTGTTATCGCTGATATCATAACGTGCATATGTTGAACCAACAGCTAACGCACTGCCGCCGTTGCTTGGATCTAAGTTATAGTTTGCAGTTTCGTCGTTTGCATAAACCGAGCAACTCTGCGATACAAAACTACCAAGTGTGCTATCGTATTTCTTAACGCTTAGGCTAGTACCTAAATTAACATTAGTTGTTTTAACCCATACACTTCCCGTTGGACGCGGAGTAGTATCAGTGCTTCTCCAACGCGGAATAGAAGTGTGTGCTGATTGTTGTAATACAGGAGCATAATATGTACCTGCAGTAATACCTAAATCAGCCAACGGAGTACCTGAACCATTTGCAATAGTAACACTAATGTCTTCAGAACTTAAATCGTCGCCTGCGCCAGATTCAACATGAATAGCTAGCTTGCTGCTAACTGCGGATGCGGTAACACCTGTAATTGCAGCACCATTGATATCACTAACAACACTTGCAAGTGTTGTGCCAGTTAAACTAATTGTGGTACCGTTAATAACAATGCTATTACCGTTAGTAACCGTTGGCGATGTAGTAGAACCTAAAATAGTGTTTAAACTTGCTTTCCAATCATCTGAACCAATTAATACCCAATCATTACTTAAATTCTTGCGGTAAATTGGATTGTTTACATTTGTTGCAACAACAGCGTAACTACCAATTGTTCCTAAACTGTCTTTAGGAATGCCAGAATCTAAATCGCTAGCATTAGTAATAACTAGTGGTACTTTATTAGTGAATGCGCCGGTTGTTGAGCTCCATTCAAAAATACCCCAAGTTGTCGAAACTGTGTCTAACCACCAAGTGCCATTATCTGGGCTACCAGTTGGTCGAGTTAAACTAGCAGCTAGTTCAGCTAGGTCAACATCAACACGCTGTACATAAGCACGGTTGCTAACACCCAAAACTGAATAAGCAGCTAATAAGCCATACTCGTTTAATTCATAACCGTTAATTGGAGTACCTGCGGTTGTATTATAAAAGAATGGATTACCAAAAGTGTTCACAAGTTCTCTTTGACTTGTGATTAAATAAGTAGCGTTAGCGTTTGAAGCCAATGTGCCTGCTGCAACGCCTGTTCCTGCTGCGTTAACTTTATTCTGTGCTGTAGCAATTAGAATAAATGGTACGCTGTTGGTAGCAGACGAACGGTATGCGCTCTCATCGATAATTGAGACTTCTACGCCTGGTGAAACTAGTGCCATATTGATTTCCTCATTAATATGTTGTTATATCTATTTATTAGTTTCACCATAAATCAGCGGTTTATAAAGACCTTTCAAAGGCCTGTGTATAAGTATCTGTATGGAAAGACCGCTATGTTCTGAGTGCAAAAAGCAACCTTGTGCTATAAATTACAAAAAAGAAGGTAAAACTTTCTACAGATCTAAATGTAACAAGTGCAACGGCAAGCGTAAAAAGCCTTACGTTCCTCGCTGGCGGCAAAAAGGATATAAGCAGAAGGCAGTTTGTGATAGATGTGGATTCCGTGCAAAGTATCCTTCACAAATAGTTGTGTTTCACATCAACGGGGATTTAAACGATGCTACTATTACAAATCTACGTAGCGTTTGTTTAAATTGTGTGGTGGATATTGATAAGCAAGATTTACCTTGGAAGCAAGGCGATCTTACGCAAGACTTTTAACGTTTAGTTTTTTAAACGTGCGCTGTAACAGCCCAATCTGTAGAATAACATCTTCAAAAGCATGGTGACTGTTGCCTAGTTTTTCACGATCAGGGCTCATTTTATATACGGTACGAGCATCCATTACTTTATAGTATTGCCACGGTATTGGCATTCCATAACTCTTAAATGCATGTTCAATAATGGTCATATCAAATGCAATACCATTGGCCCAAATGCGCTCAGCATGCCACATTAGTCCTTTGAGTTCTTCTAATGCATCTTTTAGTAGAACACGATCTGCTTCGCCAAACGCTTCTTCTTGTGCCAGTGGACCTTGTTTCGCCCACCATTCAACAGTTAGATCGTCAATGCTGCGATCATCTTGACATTCGGTATCGATGCGACGATACATTGCGTGTTGATCATATATTGTATCAGAGAATGGATCAAACGCACATGCTGCAATGTTTAAGATTACAGAGTCGGGTGCGGATCCAAGCGTTTCAATATCTAGCATTATGTCCATACTAGTTATTATAGTAGAGGTTTAGATTTTTGTCAACCTTTGCGTGCTTTGTTTAGCGCACGAATCAGTCTGCTTGCTGTGTTGATACGTTTAGAACGCTCGCTTCTGCGGGCTTGTTGTTTGTAAGTTTGTGCCCTTGTGCGCTTCATTTTTTCACGCTTGGCTACGTTGATTGGTTTGTCGCAATCTGAAACAGAAGGAACAATACGTCCTTTACGCTTACCAGAAGTACAACGCCATTTTAGTTTTGCTTTGCCGCCACGTGTTGTAGTTTTAGCACGACTCCAGACCATTTCGTGCTCGTTAAGTTCTTTTACGCCGAACTTGTACAATGCGCTGTCTATCATGTCAATATCGGACATAGTTCTAACAGACGCAGTTAATTGTAGCAGTTTATCCTTTAATTCTGGATTATTAATTGTCTGTATACGCTTTATTAAGTCGCGCATACGAATTAATATTTCTGGTTCGCCCTTAGGAATAAACTCGCCGGCTCGCATCTTATTATCCTATCACGAATGTAATTGGTTGTGAGCCATCTACATAGTTGCGCAAATCATCTAGCAGCGCAGCCTTTTCAGCAGCACCTTCTTGCTTCATTTGCGAACCGTTTAGTGCCGACCCACCTTGCGGACCTGCAATACTAGCAAACTTCTCACGTGCTTGACCAATAATCATTTTAGCACTAGCAGTTGTGTAGTCTTTGATCCACTGCGATGTTTGGTAGTCCTGTAACAGCGTTACTTCTGGCTTGGCATTATAAACCCAAAGCAAGATTTCTTCACCTGTGCCTTTTGGATCACGCACAATGCGCAGTTGTTTTGTAACAGGGTTAAACGTATAGTTCATAAACCCGCCAAACATACGCATTGCAAGTTCAACATACTGCGAGTACATTTCGAACGTTGCTAGGCCACCTGCGTATGTGTAATTTAAAAGGTAGACGTTGAGAGTAGCCTGACTAAATGGGTCAAAGCTACTACTGTAAGGGCCAGTAGCGTCCCCCAAAGTACGTCTGAAAATTTGACGAACATGTGTTACCTCCTGCGGTAGTGTATAAGTGTCTACATTTTCTTGTAGAGTTACAAATACATAACTTTCTTCTGTGCTTGCTTGAGATCGTTGTCTAAAAACCCCAAGTGCTTCTTGGTATGCAATTTCATAGTGTTCTGGGTCTAGCTCAATGTCAATAATGCCATCGCCTAAACGTAATCCTACATACTTAAAGAGATCTTGCTTTAGAGAATCTAAACTCATATTTCCTGTCCATCCTGTTATACACTATTTAGTGAATTCTTAGGATGATTAAGGTCTCTGAAAAGCGTCCATTAAGTTTAGATTCTACTGCACGAATGTCGGTAAAAATTTTGCGACTATTTGGTTTGCTTGCTTTTGTTAATTCTTTAAGTTGTTCGTCGGGTTTGCGCAGGGTTTTCATTACGCTTTGTGTTGGATCGTAACCGATAACGGCGTTGTTTTTAACATACAGCCCGCCCGAATGTTGATCAGCAACGTAGTACTGCAACTTTCGGTTTTTGGTGTTGTACACAAACATTTCCTTAGCGCCAAGAATCTTTGTTGGTTTCTCCGACTTATATTCTCCAAATTCTTTTTGGTACTTGAGTTTAGCCACAACTTTTTCTGGTGGAACCGGCTTCTTGCGACGCGGTGATTTAGCAACCTTTTTAAATTGAACATAACTCAGTGCATCAGCAATAACTTGTTCTGCAAACTTTACCAGATTGCGCAATTCAATTTTGCCATAACCGGCATAGTATTCGGCAACTTCTTCGTTGCCGTCGTGTGCTGCACGAAATTCTGCAAGTTTTTGTTCCCAGATATCGGTAATTATGGAAATATGCTGCGGCAATATGTTGGCCACTTTTAGTGTGCTAATTGCATCTTCGCCTTTTACGGGTTTGCAGCCGTTTGCAATAAAATTATCCAGCAATCCTTCTAATTCACCTGCGGTATCGTTGGCTTTTTCCAGCATACGATCTTGAATTGTAGGGCCTTTGGGTTTTTCTTCCTGCGTTTCATCTACAACCACAATCTTGGCAGTTTTGTGCCTATCTACTTCGGTTAGAATACGTTCTTGTTCACTTTC